CATGAATTCTTAATCCTTTGTCTTTCTGGGTTTGAGGTAATGCACGATTGGCAGTGTCGATAAAGTTTAGATATGGTTCACCTGTACGATATCTTACCTCTAGTATTTGTTCCCACAACTTTCTTGCCCGCATAGTATCACGAACTGTGTCATCATTAGGGTCTTTTAAATCCCACCATTCGTTTCTCTCTACTGCTCGCATAAAGTCATCTGTTATATTTACAGCATGGTGCAAGTTAAGGTTCTTACGATTGACATCACCTGTAGGAACTCTCATATTCAAGAATTCGATAATGTCTGGATGTGTTACATCCATGTACGCAGCATAAGAACCTTTCCTTGTCTTACCCTGTCTGTATGCTGTCATATCTGCATCTACTGTGTGCAGAAATGGCATTGGGCCTGGCGCTTTATCGGATACTGCTCTAACATCAGACCAGTGACCACCGACACCACCACCCTTTACAGAAAGCCATCTTAGTTCCGCTGTGTGGTCAATTAGACCTTCTAATGAATCTGGAACGTAAGTTAGAAAACAAGAAATAGGTAATGCCTTAACTTTTTGTCCAGGCATTGGTGCATTTGATAAAACAGGTGATGCAAACATAAACCACCCTTTAGAAACATAGTCGTAAATTCTTTGTGCGAGTTCAATATCATCATTACAATATGCAACTGATGCTCGTGCAAACGCTTGTTGTGGACTATCCTCACCATCAATACAATAATAATCTTTTAATAACTTTTGTGCTTGTTCTGATAGTTTTCTGTCTCTATCTAAATCAATAGATATGCCTAGGTACTTAGAGTCTCTTACCACTGGAAACTCCACAATCTCTGCTGTTTGCATTTATTTTCTCCTATGTTCTTTTCCATTTTTGAAGTTCTACTTTTGCTGATAATCCTTGGAAGGTGTTGTTACTTATAATATCCATAATCTCTACAGCGTCCAATCCAGATAAAATCATATCATTAATATCTTTCTGTCGCACATAATCAGGCCAGACTACAACCCTATAATTATCATCAATCGCCCTCTCCAACTGTTGTACTATTTGTTTGTTCCTTGGTTCGTTATCTGGAACAAGTATTGCTTTATCTTTGTATTGAGGTATACGCAAATCACTTTGAGCAACCGCAATACAGTTTTGTATAAAAAGACTATCAATAGGGCCTTCCACGACAAAAATATCCCTAGAAGGGTCAACCCTATCAAGTCCAAATATTTTTGGTACACTCTCATCAAGAATGATGGTAATGTACTTTGGTTTTTCTTTTCCAAACGCTCTCCCTTGATATGCAAATATATCACCATTGGAATCACGAAATGGAATCACCATCCTTGGGTGGTCACCATCCAAGGTGGGAAACTTATTTGGAACTAAGTTGTTAGTCCAAGAATAAAACTGATTGACCAGATAGATATCGTTATCATTAGGAATTCTTCGGTCTTCAATGAACCGATAAGCAGGATGCTCTTTTCCAATTTCTCTAAAAGATTTGACATTACTAAAAATACCTTTCTGGTTGAAGACAGGTTTCGGTATATCGAATTTTGGATTCTCGACATGGCCACCCCTTCCTGTTGCAGTGGTGCCTTCCTTGTACCGTTCTAATATATAGTCATTATGAATTTTAGAATCTATATGTTTTACTAAATTAGATAAATTAGTTCCCATCCCACAATTATGACATTTGTAGAATAGGTCACTCTTTTTACGAAAGACAAAACCTCTTGCCTTGGATTGACTTTTCTTGGAATCACCACAGTACGGACATCGAAAGTTCCAAAGATAATCGCTCTTCTTTTTGAACCTTTGAAGTCTGTGGGATATTAGATTAAGATATTTGATATCAACATACATACTCATGGAACTGAGTATATAAAATTATAGGTTGATTGTCAAGACTTTTTGTAATACAAACCCTATGACGATTGACCCACCAATAATCAACCATCTCCACTTTTCCAAGATGCCGACCCTCTGTGACAATTCTTCACGCATCTTACGAAAGTGCTCTTCTTCCTTCTGACTATGAGCATTCATCTGGTCAACAAGTCTGCGTTCCATGTCACCCATAGATTTGTGAGTGTCCTTTGCGTTAGACGTAATACGAGAATGCAGTTCCATAATATTGTCTGTGAGTTTTTTCTCTTGTTCGTCCAACGCCTCTTCCTGTCTTACTAACTTCTCTTCATGAACTGCCATAATCGTATGTAGAGAACTAGAAACATCTGCAATCTTTTCAATAGCAGTATCAAGACGAACATGAATACCTTTCATGTCATCGACCTCTTTTTTCAAAAGTGCGATTTCCGTTTCTACCGACATTATCTATCCTTTTGGAGCGCCGTCAATAAACGCAAGAATATTACCACCGTCATCTACTTTAACTTCTAGTTTTTGACAACTGATTCTAACACCATCTTTCTTCTGTGGGTCTAGTGTCATATTTCTTTCCATTGTCCTCTTGGTTGAGAGGCACTCACTTAAACCATCACGAACTGTGTATTCTATCAATTCACCACCACTCATATACAATAATAGTACAAATTCTATTACTTTCATTTTAGTGTGTTCCGTTCTTTACTGCATCATAGTGATTGTTCACTATTTTGTCTTTTAACTCGTCTATTTGTTTTTCCAGTTTGTTTATTCTGGTTTCAAAAAAATTCAATGTCAATGCTTGTTGTTGGTCAAAGGGTGCTTTACCCTGTTCAATATCTGTTGATAGTTTTTCCAGTTCACCAGCAAGATGTTCTATCAACATGAACTGTTCAGCATCTGCTGGTAAAGCGCCCATCTCTCCTCTAGGCCACTTGATTCTAAATTCTGTATTCTTTTCTAAATCTGAGGACATGAGGGTTTGTTCGGTTTCGATACTGTTAAGTCGCTCGATAATCCCAAAGTATGCCCATGTGGCAACAGCAACTGCAACAATAATAGAAACCATGTTTCTAATTGGCATTGCTACATTTGTGTCATCTGATATTTTTGCGGCCATTCCACTCTCCCATATATCTATTTAGGTCTTGTCAAGATTTTGACAAGCACAATAGTTTGACGCAATTATTTGTCAAAATTACTTGCTAACTTCGACCTCTTCATTTCTCTTTCTGTGACCGTTCCATGCAACCCAACCACCAAGTCTTAGTGCATAGTATGCCAAGTAGTTGAGAAAATGAAAACCATTTTGTTCTATGTTGATGTCTCTAAAAATTTGGTCTGCTTGTTTTTGAGTAATCTTACCCATAGTTTCTTTCTGGTCAGACTTGAGTAGAGTTGCATACTTATATGCATAATCATGTATTAGACCACCCATCAACAATACGCCTGTTGGTGACAACCAAGTGTGTAAGAACTTGGGTATTGATGCACCGTCAAATCTGAATCCTTGTGGTATAATATAGTCCTCACCCATAATAGTGAATTCCCAATCATCGGCAACTTCCCAATGTCTAGTTCCTGTTAACCACATCCAAATTGCACCCCAAAATCCTTTGCCTGCTGTTTCAATTTTCAGTGGTCTTAGTTTCGGCATGACATGATATACAAACCCAATCCTTTCACGTTTGTTATCAACACCAAACATATTGATAATAAAACCTACTGCAATTAGTATACCAACTACAGTAAACTGCCACCATGTTACTGCTAAATCAATAGCAATATCAATTATCTGCTCCATCTGTTTTCTCCTCTGACACCGCTTTTTCGTAGTAAACGATTATCTCTTTTTGTTGTTCTAAGTATCTTTTTATATCTGCTACGTTAAGAACAAGGTTTTCATAATCTTTCATACTCAATGCGACAAAGGCAAAGTCACCATAAATTTCAGTGAACTCTTTTTTGAATTCATCATAATTATCTTTGGTGACTACAAATACTCTTGTGTCATTCAGTTGTAGTGGCTTCGGACGTGCTACTAACGGTACTGTTGTCTTCTCCACTTTGGTCACTGTCTTGATTATTGGTTCTTGTCTCAGACTGCTGCAACCATTGAGGAAGAGGACGCTCAGCATTACCACCAGTGTCATCCATGAAGTCACGCCAAACTTTCGCTGTTGCGCCATTCATTTTTCCTTCTAATACTTTTGCATCTTTTAATGCCTCTACAACGAGATTTAACTTACTTAATTTTGCTCGCAGTTCATCACCATATGCTTCTGCTTTTTGTAAGTCCTCTTGCAAAGATTTATTTAGGGTTGCCATTTTAGCAATGTCACCCTGTAATTTATTTACACTCTCTGTTGCGGTTTCTACTGCAACTTCCAACTGTGCATTGTTTTCACGCAATTGTGCAATCGTGTTTTGGGTGGTATCGTAATAGTATTTAAAACCATATCCAATACCACCCAATATTGCTATGAGAGCGATTGCTCCATATAATTTAATCATCTTATTTCCTTATTCGGATTTCCAAATAGTCCAAACCCCCCATGCGATTGCAATTCCTGCTGCAATTTTAGCAAGTGGTGCCATGAATAGAATCATCAATCCAAGTGCAACACATACTGCACCATCCCATGATGTTCTTTCTTTCATTCTTCCTTTAATCCAATCAATCATCTTTTTTTCTCCTTTGTTTAGTCTTTTCTTTCATCTTGTTTATATATGCACGATATACGTCTGCGGGCCCAGTTTTACCCATGACCCTAGCACGTTGCTCCATTGCAATCGCTGCCTGTATCTTGTGTGCGTGTGTCTTTCCAGACTTTTCAATCTTCGCAACACTTGCTTTCGCATCGTCTACTGTTGCAAATTTAAGACCATGTATTGTACCTTTTGGGTTTTCATCTGTGTACAAATCAGAGTGTTTATCAGAACCAGCAGGTTGTCCTTTCTTTCTTGGTATCCTTGGTGCTTCTAACATTCTGTATTGTTCAAATGCGAGTTTTGGATTACGAGTTCTAAAGTCTTTCTTTCTCATAATTGTTTTCGCAACAAGTTCTAGTTCACCACCCTTGAGGTTTAGTGCGAACGGCATATTCACATCTGTTTTCATATCGTTAATCACAGCTTCGGCATCAGGCCCAAGTTGTGCAATCTTCTTGCCGTACTTCTTAAAAGATTGTTTGAATAATCTTGTCAACTCAGCAGTTGTTATCTGTTTCTTATTACGTTCATCATTTACCCTATCAAGAAAATGTCGAGTAAACTCAACATCAATACCAACTGCGGCAAACAGTTTATCTGCGTACCGTTCCAGTTGGTCTAGGTCTGATTTTGTGATTTCTTTACTAGCGGTAAGATTAATGATAGGACGCATGGTGTCAAGACCAGGCCCCATCGAATTAGCATTAAGGTCTGCTATTGGTTTTTCAAAATTGTATGCAACTTCTTTAAAAGAACGCATGACATCACTTCATTACCACACTAACAAGTTTCATCAGTTGTGATTTACCACCATTATTGATGATATCCATCATCTTCTTTTTGGTGTCTGGTTTAACTTGGTCTAGTGCCTGTGTCAGTGCAGACGCAGTGAAAAGGTCAATACGCATTGTACCGTCCTTCATTTTGATTTTGTTGTTCTGTTTTCTCTTAACGATGTTCTGTAGGATTGCAACATTATCCTCTGCAAGAAGATACTCAACTCCAAAGTCTTCAGTTCTTTCCTTCACTGTCTTTGCAAGTTTAGATTCTCTCTTCGCACGAAGCGTTTCCATTCTTTTCATGAATGCTTTTGCTTCTCTAGTACGACCATCGTACATATTCTTCTTTTTCTTTTTCTTTACTACCACAACTGAACTATCATCTCCAGCACCAGCAACTGCACCTGTATTCATTGTAGGAGCATCTTCAGTCTTGATACCTAATGTTTCATCGTTGTAGAAATTCTTCATGATGTCTTGAAATTTTAAACTCATAGTTCTAAATCCTCGATTCCTACTTCTTTGATATCCTCTGCACTGACAAAGATTTTACTCTGTGTTGGCACATGAATTACAGGGAATACATCTACTCCTAAGATAGTATCAGTTGGTGCGATTGCTTCAAATACTTGAATCTCATCACCCTCTAATGCGTCTGGTGTATCTGCATCCTCTTCATCAAATGCGATATCCTGTGTTAGTTTATATATACCTTTTGGTAACTTACCATCCTCAAGCGTTACCTCTTCTGCAATAGTATCATCAAGTTCATATCCATTTTCTTTTAGATACTTGAGGAATTCTTTTTCAAATACCTGTGGGTCATCAACGTGTTCTTTAAATGTATCCTTTAACAAAAACAGTGCAGATGCATATGTACCAACTTTAGTACGCAATCCAGGCACCTTTGCAAACAACTTCTTGATATTGAAAACTAACTTGTGAAGAACTGTATATGCATCCTTCTCTTTACCAAGTCTAAGTGTGGTAGGTTTGTTTGTGCCAGGTTCAGTAATGCGATTACCATTTTTGTCTATGATACCAAGTTTATACGCCTCTTGTTTTTCAAAAGGTGTTACAAGTAGTTTAGTTACTCGGTAAGTAATTAAAAAATCTATTCCTCGACTTGCCATTATAGTTCCTTTAGCCTTTCAGTAATCTTACTGTCTTCTTTTATCTCATTGAGTTCGTGAGGGTAAAGGTAATCTAGGTAAACTAAAAATGATTTTAGAGCAGGCCAGTATGGTTTATCTACTTTGTACAACAATAATGTACAAGCGGCCTCTACGCCAAAAACATTGTTCAAAACTATGATATGGTTTAATACCAATCGTAGTTTTAGGTTACCAGTAACCTTATATTTACGAAAGAGCCTTTTAAGATATTTAAATCTTTTAATATCATCATAAAACTCAACTTCTTTTTCAAGTGTTGGATTATCGTAAGCTTGTTGAGCATATAACAACCAGTTGTCTTTCGTAATCTCTTTGAACATCAATATTTCCTAATTAGATTAAACTAATTTAGCAAATACTTTTGACGAACCGTTTTTTAAGGTTTCATAAGAAACTTCTAGTTTCAATCCACCTTCTTTTCTATGAGATATACCATCATCATTTAAATCG